TCTCACTGAACGGGATTGCCATCGGCACGCTATCAGGCAACTCATCACCATCCATACTCAGGACGCCGGGATAGATTTGCCCGGCATAGAAATCGACTAAACGGCGGGTAGGGTTGTAGATCATGCGGATATTGCGATAGAGATTATAGTTGGCTTTGTAGGCTTGCCAGGTGTGCAGAAACCGGATGTTTTGTTCTTGAGGTGACAGATTAGAGGTCAGCCAACTCCCTAGTTGATGCGACGTGCGTTCAAACATGGAATTGCTATAGTACGCCCATAGGAGATGATATTCAGCAATGCGGTTATATTGCGCGTTCTGTTGTTGGCTATTGAGATTTTGTTGCTCAGGATCTTCGAAGACGCGCCATGCGGCGGTATACCCTGCTTGTATGCCTGCACCTATTGCCATGCCTACTCTCCCTATCATGCCCATTAGTAACCTACATATCCGCTAATCGCTTGCACTAAGTCTTGATCCATCGTTTCAAGTCCCTGCCTCTGAGCCGCATAAAAGCACAATGCCAACGCAATCACGGTATCGTCATGCTCACCAGGGGGAGCCGAATACTGTATCATCCGTGAAGGCGTGAGGGTGTATTCCATCATGCGCAACTCTGCAATCATCACCGCTATCTCTGGAAAGGTGAGGGAGCGGTTTTGTATGCCAATAGCTAATGTTTCAATCAGCACTTTCTTCGAGGCATTGGTGAAGAGATAGCCCTCCACGTTCAAGAGACGCCGTTGCAACTGTTCAAGTAGAGGATCACCCACACCTGTACAGTCCATCAAGATAAAGGCGTTGAAATAGAGGCGTGCCACTTTATCAACATGTGCCAGTTGGATGGTGTAGTCGATCTGGTTGGAGCGGTCAAAGTAGACAACATGCATGGTATCAACGTCGAGCACACACACCACACTCAAATCCTGATGCTTCGCCGGGTCCCAACCGAGCACGTACGTATGCCCTGTTCGTGGCGGTTCTAGCACACCACTGATACATCCATCGATGCCACGAAATACCCCCGCATTATCTGCAAGGAACTCGGCCTCGTACTCTTGCCTGAATGCATCCTCTGGCAACTCTCTTTTTGCTGCCTCAATTTCTTCAGAGGGGATATACGGATTTGCCGATGAGGGAGCGGTAAAACTTTCCCAATCAGGATAGAGCGGATCACACCCACGCTGGTAGAGACGATAAAATAAGTTCTGGCCTTTGGGTGAGCCTAACAGCAACGCTCTCCCCCTGGTATCCGATAGGCAAGGGCGTAACACCTCTAGCCATGCATTTTCTGCTATTGATGCAAATTCATCGCACACGAGAAAATGTATACCGTTGCCGCGTAGGGCATCATAGTTATCAGAAGAGACAAAGGACAATACCGCCGCGTTGGGTAACTCTATTCTCAGTTCTGAGTCGGATGTGTGTGTGGGTAGTCCTGCTATAGCTTGCTTGATGAGGCGGTACGCGATCTTCGTTTGTCGGTAGGTAGGGGCACACCACACGCTCAGTGTGTTGGGATGATTGCAGGAGAATGCTAACTCTTCATTGCAGCCGAGATAGGTTTTGCCAAATCGTCTGCCACAGGGCACGACACGGAACCGGGCCTTACTTTTGTGGACTTTCACTTGACCGGGATGGGGAGAATAGAGTTGCAGGGTGATTTGTTTAGAGGAGCTTTTCACGATGGATCTCCTCTTCCTCGTCTAACGCACCACTTCCCCACTGTGTTTTGATGGTAAGATCACCCGTAACCTCTAATTGCTGCTTATCCCTGTACTCAACCATTCTGCTCTTCGCGTGAAAAATGAGTAAGGTATCACTCTTCTCTCGAATGGTGAGCGGTGTTTTCCCATCTGGACCCATCACAATCTTGCCCTGCGCGATCACATAGCGTTCTTCCCCAAACATGCCACGACGGTAAATCTCTGCACGGATTGCGTCGTCAACATCGGCTTTGGCTTGATTGTAGCGGATGGTAAATTCTACGTCGGTTTCAGACCAGGAATAGACCGCGCTGCGATTGATGCCAGCCGCCATACACGCCGCTCTCACATTGCCACTAGAGGCGAACGCTTTGAGGAACGCGTTTTGCTCGTCGATGCGCTGTGCAGCCGTTGGACGTTGGCCTTTGCGTCGCATGTGTTTTTGTGGAGTTGAGGTGTGAAGGTGATCAGGCATGTTGCACCTCGCTGGTACGTTGCAGGAGTGTTGCGGTTTCGCCTGTCTCTGCTTCCCATCTATTGAGAATAACCGTTGCGTACTTTTCATCCAACTCCATTGCGTAGCACCTGCGCCCTTCACGTTCTGCGGCAATAAGACAGGTTCCACTTCCTGCGAATGGCTCATAGCATATCTCATCAGGTTTGGTATGATTGCGAATAGGAATGGCAAATAATTCTAGCGGTTTCTGAGTGGGGTGTACCTTATCGTTCTCGCGTGCGACTTCCCATACATCCGATTGGTTACGCTCTCCATAAAACGGGCATTTCCCATTCCCTTGACGCCAACCATGCAATGCCCATTCACAGCGAGGATGATAATGAAGACGCCCTATTACAAATCCAGGTTTTACCCACACGACAGGCTGATGTACGAAATGTCCCGTTTCAATAAGCGCAGTCTCAAAAACAATACGTTTGGCACGGTGCCAAACGTAGAACGGCATTGGAGGATCGCCTGCAAACTTTGCGGACTCTAAGAAGGTGATGAGAAACGCTTTAAGATCTGTTACGTTGAGATCATCGCTTTCGATGGAGCCATGCAGGACTGCATGGCTATGTCCATAGCCATGCGCTTGCATATCTTGCGCTTTCTTGACCCATGAGTCACCATAAGGCGGGTCTGTTGCCATTAATACGGCCTTTTCACCACCCATTAGCTTTTTCACGTTCTCAGGAATGGTGCAATCATCGACTAGCAGCCTATGTGTTCCTAATTGCCACAATTCGCCACGTTTGCAGCGTACATCTACAGCATCGGGGTCAACATCGTAATCATCCCCACCGCCACCTTCCTCACCAACCAATATCTCATCACCCAGGCTCTCCAACATCTGCCGTAACGTCTCCTCATCACTGCCCAACGACGCCAGATCAAACCCTGCATCACTCTGCTCTTGCAAAAGTTGGGCCAGCAACTCCTCATCATCAACAGCATCAACACCTAGCAAGTTATCAGCCACGAGATACCCGCGTATTTCCGTTTCAGACACCCACGACGCGAACACGTCAGCACGCAATTCTGACATCTTCAGTTGTGTTGCGGCTTCCACTACACCATGCCCAGCGACGATGGTATAGGAACCATTCTCACACTCCTGTATCACAATTGAGCGCACTTGCCCGAACCGTTCAAGACTTGCTTTGATTTTGCGGATTTGTTCAGGCGGATGCTGCCTATAGTTTTTCTCGTGAGGATAGAGCGATGCAACGGGAACCATGCGGTTCTCTTTGACGCTCTGTGCTGGTGTCTCTTCTTTGGGGATACTCAGCCGTTTGGGCATACTCGCCTCAATCGCCAGACTTAAACAACTTCGTCGGTTTCTTCATCGGCGTGAGCACTTGTTCTACCCCTTGCTTGGCGGTTTCCAGGTGGGGCATCACTTGAGCGGCAGCATGTGGCGCGACGTCGCTGTGGCGCAAGAAGAGCGCCTGTCCCTCTTTGAGTAGCAGGTCTAACTTGGTGCGGAATTGTTTGAGTTCGGTTTCAAGTTGTGTGTTCATACCTACATCCTTTTGTGTGGAGGACGCGGGATACAAGAAAGGGGAAGATCTCGCGTCGATCCTTATGTCATTTCATAGCAGTGAAGTGAGTCGTACGACTATGCTTAGTATAGACATGTCACAATAGGCAGGTGAGCAAGGGGCAATCATGGATAAATGAGCAACAAAAAAGAGAGCCACAGCTTTTACACCGTGGCTCTCACCTGATATGAAACACGCTCTCTTTAGTGTAGCAGGTCCGACAAGACTATTCAGGTTCAGGGATATGCCCTGTTTTCCGTATGCCCTGCTCTATGTGGCTCAAATGAGCCTGACACAAATCAATATCCAATGAACTACCATTTGTCGTAATGGTCACATTTGCATCGGCGGGTTCGCCGCAGGGAGGATACCCGCCGATATGATGAACGCAACATCGGGGCATAGTTTTTCCTTTCTTGCTCTTTCTTCAACTACCTTGACGCACTACCATTCGTCCATTGATGCTAGCGCGTTTGATTTTGCGCTAGCAGGTGGTTGCTTCACTTCAGGCTCTTGCACAACAGGAGCCGCGCTATGAATACCTGTATAATAATCAGATAACCGGGTAACAATGAGCCGGGATATTTCACTGCCTGTATTCTCAGCATCCTTCATTAATTTGCGATAGGTGTCTGAGTCTCGAAGTATGCCTACGGGAAAGTACGCATACTTTTCTTTGTTGCGTGCCATTTACGCACTCCTTT